GTTTTCGAGTGGCACGCGCATCGAGTGGAGAACAAGTACATGGCCTGCCGACGTCATTTGGCTGCATCTACTACTGTCACCCATCTCAATTAGTTTCGAGCTATGTGTGTCCGTTATTTCGATCATTTTTTCCGACACATTCAACTTCCTAAACCCACTTCCCTCAGAGAATATCCCATGAAAGCATTCTCAGATGATCGCGCTAAGTGTGAGAAGTATCTTAAAATGATTCCGCAATCCCTCAAGAACGGTATTTTTGAGAAAGGTCCGTATGTTGCTATGGTTAAGACCGGTGAAGTCTACACCTCATCCAATCCAACATACGATGAAGCTGGTTATTTCGTCGATGATTCACGACCTCGTGACATTAAGAATCCTTCTGGTATAGGTTATACCTTACACGCCGCCATACAGTCTCAACTGTTTGCCGCCATTAAAGAAGTTGAGCCCGCTTTTATTCATGCCATGACATCCGAGGATATATCAGCCCACTTTTCCCGCCAGGGTTTAGACGCACACAGCGTTTCTATGGACGGTTCCTCTTTCGATTCATCTTAGTTTGCTTCTCTTAAAGATTGCGTTGACCGCGAGTTTTTCATTAGACTTCGCCCTTGGTTGATTGAGCTCTTTACCATGCCCGAGAATTAAGTTGCTGGCCATACTCCTGATTCAGCTGCCGACAACTACATTCTTTCAGCATGTGCAACTAGGTAGATTGTTTTTTACAACCTTCCCGGCATTGATTCCTAAATTCCCTGGTCTTTGGAAGAGAAACGTCAGTTCAACACTTACGTCAAGTAACGTCCTAGCGACTTCCTTCCCTTCACTTTAAACGGAACCACTTTTTCAGGTGATCCCCATACTACACTTTGCAACACTCTTCGCTCCATATGCTATGCATATTACTACTATCTCCCTTTCAATAACCAACCCTGGTCCGACCCCAATTGGACCTTAGGCGTTGCCGGTGACGATATAGCTGCAGTCTTTCATGACTTAAGACTGGCTAATCGCTACAGAGACAGTGTTCTTGAGAAGAGTTCACGCGCTAACACTGAACCTAGCCATCTAGGCCAGTGCGTCAAGGAAGTTGTGGTTGGTGATTTGTCTCAATTAGAGTTCTGTTCCAAATGGTTTTTCTTGTCCTCCGGCCGTCTTATAGCTACTCGTGATTACGTTAAGACGATGACCACCAAGCAGTATTATTCCCGTGCTAACCGACACCTTCTTACAAACCCTGCTTTGCATCGTTAAGCGATTTTAGATGGTGTTCGTGCTGAATAGGCTTCTGTACTGCTAGAAGATTTGCTTTAACTGTCTGCTCCTAAGGCAGTTACCGAGGAAGAGATGTCTGTCATCGACGCTTATCGCAAGAGACAGTATTCTCCGCTTCCTTGTCAATATCTCGCTTCTTCCGCCATTGAGCTCCGACTGGGGCTCTCCATTTACGATTTACTCGTCCTCTGCCGAACAAACCATTTTGTTTGTGGTAAGAAACCAGCTCCAGATCCGGAAGATTTGGTTGATATTTAACATTTAATGCGTCCCTTCTAATACAACAACCCTCAAATCCAAGGCAACCCAGGCCTAGCTTCTCTCGCCACCGTTAACGGTGCGTGGGAGTTAATGACCCAAGCTAAGCTACATCCAGGCACAATCGACTGCGCTTACGTATCTGGCATGAATATTAATTCTGCTAATACTTCCATTGTGCGGTCTCAATTCTCTCAAACCCTAGCTAACCAATACGGTACCACTAGTCAAGCTGCTATTGGTTCCAACAATTACACCCTAATCACTTTGTCCCCAACTCTTTCTGCTCTTAAAGGTCCTGCAACTTACGGTAACGCAATCATGTCTGGTTACACTATACAACAGACTGATGACGTGTCCGCTCCAATTCTAAAGCTCTCCTCATACTATGATCAATACGTCGCTCTAAACCTTTCTGCCCTTTACGGCAGTAATGGTACATCTATTGCATCATCTGTGTTTGTTTGGGCCTCCGAAATCATGCTAACCTTAGAAGGTCCTGCTGCAACTGCAAGCGGGGCTGTCCACATTGGCTTTTTCCCCCTTGCCGTTCTCCAGAACGCTGGCACTCTATCCATTAACCAACTTCGAAACGCTGTCTCCGCTACTCTTGATGTTAAAGAGACAACCTCATTCCGACTTACCAATGCTGTCGTTAATCACGATTTAGTTACGTAGGTCAACCAGACTTTCTCTTAGTTAGAGGCGGCCTGGGGAAGTGAGATGTGCGTCTTCGCTATTTTAGAGAAGCCCTTCGTTAATCTCACTACTGGAGCGAACGTCCCTTATATCATTAGTCACCAATTGGCCAGCAACTATGCTTTCTTTCCGAAAGTCGCGGACGCATTTACTCGTAGCATCTCACAGAAGACTGCTATGGCTACTGAGCTTATCTCCAAGATTGCCACTTCCGCTAAAGGAGGTCTAGGTTATCAAGACGTTCTCGACGTCCTCCACGCGGGCCAAGGCTACGCTAGTACCTTTAAGAACATGCTCACCAGCGCTTCCAAGTTTATAGGCGGTGCGTATGCTCTTGGAGAATACATGGATGACACTCACGAAGCGATAACTCCGACCGTCGATGAGCAAGGTAATCTCAACTTTGACATGACTCCTCTTTTCGCCTCAAACGAGAAGATGATTAATGGCAAGCGGAGAAGCGGG